GCCTGGGAGTGGTATTCTTCTGGTCCTCGTCAGCGTTTGCAGCCTGGTGGTTCTATTGTGATTGTTATGACTCGTTGGAATACAAAAGATATCACAGGGGAATTAATTAAGTCTCAAGGACAACCGAAAGCCGATCAGTGGGAGGTTGTAGAATTTCCGGCGATCCTGCCGTCAGAAAAACCTGTCTGGCCTGAATATTGGAAATTAGATGAATTAGAATCTGTTAAGGCTTCTATCTCTATTGCTAAATGGAATGCTCAGTGGCAACAGAATCCAACTGCCGAAGAAGGTGCAATCATCAAACGTGAATGGTGGCAGCCGTGGGAGAGTTCCAAGATGCCTGGTCTTACACACGTGATACAATCGTATGATACTGCTTTCAGTAAAAAAGAAACTGCGGACTATTCTGCTATTACGACGTGGGGTATCTTTATGCCAGATGAAAAAACACCGAATATAATTTTATTAGATATGAAAAAAGGTCGTTGGGATTTTCCTGAGATGAAAGAGATTGCGTATGAGAGTTACAAGTATTGGGAACCGGAGTCCGTGGTCATTGAAGCAAAAGCAAGTGGTACACCCTTAACGCAAGAACTGCGGATGCGAGGTATCCCTGTTATCAACTTTACACCTTCAAAAGGCAATGATAAGTTGAGCAGAGTTAACGCTGTAGCACCACTGTTTCAATCAGGCGTTGTTTGGTACCCAGAAGGTGAATCGTGGGCCGAGGAACTGATCGAAGAGTGCGCTGCCTTTCCTTACGGAGAGTATGATGATTTAGTGGATTCCACAACTCAGGCGTTGATGCGATTTAGACAAGGTCACTGGATCGAGCTTCAAGATGATTTTGAAGATGAGCCAGTACCACGACACAAAAGGGAATATTATTAATGTCGATTTTTGACAGGTTTAGAGATATAGCCAGCTTCTTAAACACGAGGCCCGAAGAACGGACCACGGAACAAGAGCAGGTGGGAGAAGACATCGAGGGTGCAGCCAAGACAGCTCAAGATATAGCGGAGTCCCGATTGGAAGGAACCACTGATGAAGAGGCAAGAGGATTAGCCGACCTGGTTCGTGATTTTTTTAGCTCGGACGAAAAAGGCATCAAAGCATTTCGTGAAAAAAATAAAGATCAGATAGCCAAAGATAAAAAATTAGTTGGCAATATTTTAAAAAAAACACCTGCGGGTATCGTAAAAGATTTTGTGATTAAGCAAGCAGTCAATCGATATGGTCCACAAATCGCTGACCTTGCTTCAGGATTTATTGCACAATTTACAGAACCAGAGGCTCCCAAAGGCGGTGGTCAGTTTGATTTCATGGGGACACTTTACACAGACAAAGATTACTTTGATGCAGGAAGAGTAGAACAATCTAGTGGTGGACTTTATAGCATTGACCAAGGACGAAGTAGTGTCAGCAACATCAAAGCTTTTGTCAATCTCTTACCGGAAGACTATGCTAAGACACCAACACAAGTTTATAACGATTTTAGACAAATTAAAAAAAATTATCCAAACACACCTTTTTCAGATTTTTATGATCCTTCTGCTTTAAAAACTTCTGGATTGGAATATCAATTGTTGATAGCAAACAGAGAAAGACCTGACACTCCTATTACTAAAGCGGACCTCTTATCCTTAACAGAAGCAGGCGGAGCTCTAGACTCTAACGTTATTAAAACAAGATACAATCGTGGATCAGATAGAGGAGTATCTGAGATATCACAGGTTCAGAAAAAAGTTACTGAAGCATTAGAACAATTAGGTGGTTATTCAAACAGTCGTTATGTGGGTAAATATTTTCCTGAGCTACAAAAATATCTTTTAGATGTTAGTGATGCGTTGCGCGTAGAGAGAGACAGACTCCGTGCTGGTGATCGTGAAGATTTTACACCGCAAGAGATTGAACAATACGGTGCAGCTCTATCCGCAGAATTTGGAAATAGATTAGATCAAGTTGTAAATCAGTTAAAAGAAGAACGTCCCTTAGGAGCAGACCCAGAAAATTATCTTAATGTTATTAACGAAATAGCTTCAAATATGAATGCTAATATTAAAGATGCTTTAGTTCCACCTAGTCAAGGTATTCTACCAACAGGAGAAAGAAAACCCACTTATGAAAACATGTCGGTAATAGGAACAAAGAACTACGATGTGCAAGCAGTCACTGTTGCACCAAGAGATTCTCTTGGAGAAAACTTAGCTTCTGGGACTCATTATTCAGGTGATTTGAAAGGCGCAAATAGAACAGACGCTTTTCATTATCGTACAGGAATGATTGAAGGTGACAACGGTCCTGTTAACTATTTGATTGAAGTGCAATCTGATCACGAAGAGCGAATGAGAAAATCAAATACCTCTTACGATCCGAGTTTAGGAATAAAGTTGTATGAGCTGGTGGATAAAAATATTGCCTATGCCGAGAACAAATTACCTGCTTTAGAAAATTTTTATAAAATTAACGAGGGAGAAAAAGAAACCTTAGATAAAATAATGGAAATGACACGTTATGATGCTGATATGGGAAGAGGAAGAGTTTATGCTCTTCAGAATAAAGAGAACCCTTCCGATGTTCTTGTTAGAACTCCTGATGGAAATTTTGCAAACGAAAACGGAGAAGTAACTGCTGAAGAGGACATATCTTTTAATGACTATAAAGTATTTAAAAATGATAGAGATATGGAATTTATTCCTGCGGGCAGTCCTGTAATGAAAACTTTGATCAAAGCTTACATCGGTGGACCAGCAGTAATGACTGATAATATTCCAGCAGCTAACGTTGAAAGTTATTTAGAAAGAAATACTAGAGCAGATGAAATATTAAAGTTTTTAAAAAAACAAAATGAGTTTAGAGAAGATTTATTTAAACAAGATAGAATTCAAAGAGAGAACTCAGAAAACGCTCTTAGTAAAACTGTTCCTTATTCTACATCTCCTCAAGCATACGCTGAAAAAGCTATTTATGAATTTATTCAAGATTCTATCAAACAAGGTGTTGATCAAGTAGCCTGGGTTCCAGGAGAGGTTAGTATACAAATTCAGTTTGACAGAAACAACCCTAGATCAGGTTATGTCGATCACGATACTGCGTTATCTACTCACCACAATGAAAAACAATCGCAAGGTATGTTTGATTTCTATGGTAGTTCAAAACAACCGACAGACAACCACATGTATAGAGCTGCAGAAAAAGTAGTTGATAAAATAGATAAGATTGGAACTAGACTTTATGGAGATAGTTTTGTTGCTCCAAAAGTTTATGAACAAGGAGCTAAAAATGAAGAAGGTAGGTTTATTTCACCTGTGGATGTAAGTTATTGGAGTGGTCAATCTAATATTGATGGTAAAGCAAATCCAGGTGTTGAAGAAGGTTGGGGTTTTATTGACTTAAAACCAATGCTTGAATCTATTAGAGAAGAAGATAAACAAGAAGTTGTTCAAGAAATATTAGGCAATTATGTTGAACGTAAAAGAGGTGGACAAATAGAAAGTCCTAGTTTACTTTCGTTAAATGAGGTCATAAATGGTAGATAATATAGATAAAGCAATTAACCCTGCTGAAATTATTCAAATAGAAAAAGTAGGACAAGAAATTACGTTAGATGGCGAACAGCCAGAAGGAAAGTTTTTAGAGGAAGATGATGGTTCTGTCGTCATCAATCCTGAAGAAGAACAACAAGACGGAGTTCCTTTTGGAGCTAACTTAGCAGAGTTTTTAGAAGACGAAGATTTAGATGAATTATCTAACGAACTACAAAGCGGTTATACCTCTGATAAAAGTTCAAGAGAAGAATGGGAACAAGGTTATACAAAAGGTTTAGATCTTTTAGGATTTAAATATGAAGAAAGAACAAGACCCTTTGATGGTGCCAGTGGTGTTTATCATCCCTTACTTTCAGAATCCGTTGTTCAGTTTCAAGCACAATCTTATAAAGAATTGTTACCAGCAGGTGGTCCTGTTCGTACGCAAATAATTGGAGCATCAACTCCAGAAGTTGAGTCACAATCAGAACGTGTAAAAGAGTTTATGAACTATTACATCACTGATGTAATGGAAGAGTATGATCCTGAGATGGATCAATTGTTATTTCACTTACCCCTAGCTGGAAGTGCATTTAAGAAAATTTATTATGATGGTGGTATGGGAAGAGCTGTGTCTAAATTTATTGCAGCAGAAGATTTAGTCGTTCCTTATATGACCTCAGACCTGGTATCTGCAGAGCGTGTAACTCACATCGTAAAGATGACAGAAAACGAAATCAAAAAACAACAAGTGTCAGGTTTCTACCGTGATGTAAAAATTAATCCATATGACGTGGATGATGATATTCAAGAAAAATATGATCAACTAGAAGGTACAAAAAGAGAAGATACATATCAAGATTACACTTTGTTAGAGATGCATGTGCTGTTAGACTTAAAAGGTTTTGAAGAAGAGTCAGGAATTAAAGTACCTTATATTGTCACTATTGATGAGGGTTCAGGTAAAGTTTTATCAATATACAGAAACTTTAGTAAAGCTGATCCAATCAGAAAAAAAATTCAATATTTCGTTCATTACAAATTCTTACCCGGTCTTGGTTTTTACGGCTTTGGCCTTATTCATATGTTGGGTGGTCTTACTAGAACTGCAACTGCTGCTCTTCGTCAATTGCTTGATGCAGGAACATTGTCAAATCTACCTGCTGGGTTCAAGTCTCGTGGTTTTAGAATTAGAGACGACGATCAACCAATCCAACCAGGAGAATTTAGAGATGTTGATGCGCCTAACGGAGTATTAAGAGATTCACTACTACCTTTACCATATAAAGAGCCGTCTGCTACGTTATTTAGTTTATTAGGGTTTTGTGTAGATGCGGGTAGACGGTTCGCCTCAATAGCTGATATGAAATTAGCAGAGGGTGGAACTTCTGAAATGCCTGTTGGCACAACTATGGCTTTACTCGAAAGAGGAACCAAAGTGATGTCAGCTATTCACAAAAGATTACATTACGCTCAAAAGGTAGAGTTTAAATTATTAGCAAAAGTATTTTCTACTTATCTACCACCGACGTATCCTTATCAGGTAGCGGGAGGAAACTCTTTTATCAAAGCACAAGACTTTGATCAACGAGTAGATGTATTACCTCAGTCTGATCCCAATGTATTTTCAATTTCTCAAAGAGTTACAATGGCTCAAATGCAATTACAGTTAGCACAAAGTAATCCACAAATGCATAATCTGTATGAAGCCTTTAGAAGAATGTATGAAGCTCTGGGTATTCAGAATATAGAAAATTTATTACCTCCTCCTCAGCAACCAGCACCTATGGATCCAGGTATAGAAAATGCACAAGCTTTAAAAGGAGCACAGTTACAAGCCTTTATTCAACAGAATCATGATGCACACATTGAAGCTCATAGATCTTTTATGTCTTCACAATTAGTTAAGTCACAAGTTGCAATACTTGCTATCTTACAAGGTCATGTTTCTGAGCATGTGTCCTTGGCTGCAAGAGCACAAATACAAGCTGTTGTACAACAGCAGTTAACGCAGATTGCACAACAAATGGGTGGACAAGTTCCTCCACAAATCATGCAACAAATTCAAGAAGAAGCGGAAAATCAAATTTCACAGATTATCGCTGTTGTTACGAATAAAATGGTACAAGAAGAACAACAAGGTTTGATGCAACAGGGCCAAGATCCGATAGTCGAGCTTAAAAACAAAGAGTTAGAGCTTCGCGGTGCTGAAATTCAACGTAAAGCTAAAGAGTCCATGATGCAATTTCAGATGGATCAACAAAAATTAGATCAGGATAGAGATTTAGCAGAGAAAAAGTTGCAAACTCAGGAAGATTTGACAGAATATAGACAGGAAATGGCTATCAAAAGAGATCAATTAAAGAGGGCAGGTAACTAATGGCTAATGGAAACTTAACAAGACAACAAATTCAACAGTTACAGCAGCTAGTTAGGCAGCAAAGTCGTAAAAAAAAACTTACGCCTACAAATTATTTGAGCTCACTCATGAAAAACGTAGTCCAAACGAGGGCAAAAGGGGGTAAAATGTCTGTTGACGAGGCATTTAAGGAAGTAAAAAAGAATCCACCTAAAATAGTAAGGAAAACGGCAAAAAAACATGGCAAAAAAAGAGCAGAAAAACAAAAAATCGCAATCGCCCTCTCAAAAGCAGGAAAATCTCGTACCAAAAGGACTTAAGTACAGTCTTGCGAACATAACTCCTGAGCAATTAGAGGATCTTCAAGCCGTTATCCGCGATCAAACAGCAAATAGTCTTTCATATATAACAGAACAATACGATCCATTAATTGTGGCGAGTGCTTATCTCTCCGTTGTTCGACAGATCTATATGTTGTATCTGAATAAAGAAGAAGCAGAGACTTTATTCGAATGGGCAAAGATAAATATGGATCCAAAAGCAAAAAGTGCTTTCTTGCATTAGAAACAAAATAGTGTAATTTTTCAATATGACTGAACCAAAAAAATTAGGAACTACAATCAGACCGCTTATTGAGTCAATTTTAAAAAAGTCATTAGACAACAAAACTCTTTCACAAAAAGGTTACGAGGATGCTATTCGTAAGCTTGATCTAGTTGATAATAAGAAAAAAGGTGGTCAAGCAAAAAAGAAGAAGAAAAAGAAAAGTTTTCCAGACATGGATGGTGACGGCAAAGTTACCAAAAAAGATATTCTCATTGGTCGCGGTATCATCAAAAAAGCTAAGATGGGTATGCAAATGAAGGGCACAAGCCCACTGTTAAAAGGAAGAAGATAATGGCAGACAAAAAAGAATTAGTATCACTACCTAGAAGAATTGCAGAGATTCTTGAAGGCGGAGACTTAGGTGCAGCAAGTACAAAATTGTTAAATGAACTTGGCTTTGATACTCCAAAACAAAAACTTGAAAAACAAAAACTTGAAAAGAAAAAGAGAGATAAACCAATGAA